CAAGTCCTCGTGTAGCTGGTGTGACAACACCAGCAGGACATGCTCTTACACTTGATGACGGTAATGGTGAAGACGGCAGTGAATTGGGTATACGTTTGCGCAGTGCAGGCGGCGCACAGATTCTCATGGATGATACAAATGGCATGACATACATTAACAATCGTGATGGTAGTGTGTGGATGGAAATGAATCGTAACGGTGATGTTGATATTTTTGCCGCAGGGTCAATCAACATGCATACACCTGGCAGCTTCAATCTACATGCTGGTGCTGATTTCAACCTACATGCCATTGGAAATATCAATATGCGAGGTACAAATATCGGCATGGAATCACTTGGTGGTTTTGACGCTCTATCGGTAGGTAATATGAACCTTACTAGTGAATCAAACGGTAATCTCAATATGTCAGGTAACCTTCGTGTCACAGCAGGACGTATTGATCTTAATGGACCTGAAGCAGAAACAGCAGAAGTAGCAACACCTGGTGCATTGGCAGGTAACAGCGGCGTCACAGAAAGCATTGCTGAGCGTGTACCTGAGGGGGAACCATGGGCCGGACACCTTGACGTTGCACAACAGATACCAGACGGTGGCGGTACCGGAGGTGGTGGTGGCGGGGGCGGCGCTGGCGGCGGTGGTGGTGGCGGTGGCGGTCGCAGTCGAGAACCTGCTACTGGAGAACGCCCGCCATCAACCTCTCCGGCTCCACGTCCAGAGTTGTCACCACCGACCAGTGATGCAGGCGGTTCGCCTGGTTCTGGTAGAGCTGAAGTCACATATAATAACCAAGGCGCAACTCGAAATCAACCAATTCAACCTTTGCTCATGGATCGATTGCAGACATCAATTTCTGATGTATATGGGCCAGGATATCGTGCCGAAATTTATTCTGGCGGTCAACCACCTATTGGTACTAGTAATAGGAGAACAGGCACTATTCGACATGACAATGGATATGCTGCTGACATCTACATTTATGATCCAAGTGGCAATCGGCTGCGCAGTCGCAGTCAACTGGCACCACTACGTGATCATTGGCGCTCCAATAACTATGGCTCATTTGGCATGGTCATGAGAGGTGGCGGTGTTCATGCAGACCTGTGGGGAGGAAATGGTGGACCATCACTCCGAGGCGGAATGGGTTACGAGTGGAGTTATTAAGGAACAGATATGAGTCTTAGAGTCGATACTGGTACAAGAGATGTTAACAGTCCAGAGGACAATCTGAACATCGCTGTGGGCTTTAATCCAGCAGTGGGTGAAGGCGGCGTCCGAGGTACAGAAGTCATTATCCCTGACGATGCTAGCTCTGAGGTTCGTGCGGCTGCGACAAAATTCAATCAGGGTGTAGTGGCGTTCATGGCATCAAAAGGTATAAGTGGATATCCAAGCCTTGGTGTGAAAACATTGACTGAAAGCGGCGGGAGGGGTGTAGAAAATACCATACATCCTGAACCATTTTTTAATGATGATGAGGAAGCTACAAGAGTAATACGCAATAATCTATCTAGCTTTGCTGCAATCTATTTAGAAACATTTGGTAATCTTGATGCTCTACTAATTCCATCTCATGGTGTTGAGGACCGTGGATCTACTTCAAGTATATTTGTCAATGAAACGACCTATGGATTGCTCATAGTGAATCTGATAATAGATGCTTTGGAGCCCCCAGCACAACCGCCCGTTACACCTCCTCCTGGAAATAGTAATCAACCAGGCCGTTCTCCATGGCGTGGTGGCAACACAAACCGCAGACCAAGTGGTGGTGGCGGAGGTGGTGGCCTTGGCGGATTGTTTGGTGGGCTCAGTAGTCTTTTTGGCGGTGGTGGAACCAGCGGGGGACTTGGTGGATTGTTTGGCGGCGGGGGTGGATTCGGCGGCCTTGGCGGTGGTGGTGGAAGCCAATCACGTCCATCTGGTGGGGGAGCGGGCGGTCCAGTACAGGATAGTAACTCATATTACTACGGAGCACCGAGTGACATTAGAACAATCGACGAGCAAACTGGTGAACGTGCTGAGCGACAAGCGCTAGCGTCAGGTGGTGATTACCTTACCATCTTGCCGGGAGTTGACATGCGTGTTGATCAGAGACTGGTTGACATCACAAACGAAGCGGCTCGCCAAGTTGGTATTCCACTTACTATTATTGACGGTTTCCGTGAAACCGCAGGCCGTGGTGCTCGTGGGTCACAACACTTGCAAGGTAAAGCATTCGATATTTCTGGTCAAGGACTCACCAATACTGAGCGTATTGATTTATCCGAAGCAGCTAGTACCTTGGGTATACGAGGAATGGGATTTTATAGCAGCGGAAGCTTGCATTGGGATATTAGAGATGGTCCGCGTACAGTTTGGGGTGATAACTGGAAACGAGATTCTGTGCCAGAATGGGCCGAAGCCTTTGCGAGCCAACACGAAGCAGGAGCATTTTTTGATTCTGGTGCTCTTGAATCAAGCCTAGGTGGTGATGAGTTAGGTAGTGCAGTTGGCGATGTTAGTGATGCAGATCCTGAACTAGGTGCTTTGAGCTCCCAGTATGAATCAAGAGGTGATCCAACTATTGTAGGTGAAGACCGAACTGGTGGCCCAAGTTATGGCGAGTATCAGATTGCTACTCGCACAGGTACTTTTGGTAACTATATGGACTTTTTACGAACTGAGAATCCCGCACTATACAATGAACTTCAGGCAGCTGGCGGCGAATCCGCGGCCCGCGCCCGTACACCACAGTTCGAGGCAGCCTGGCAAAGAACAATGAGCAATCCATCAAATGCAGCAACACAACACGCATTCATCGCATCAACTCACTATGAGCCAGCAGCGAGAAGAATTGCAGCAAACACTGGGTTCAATGTTTCAAGCAGACCAAGGGTTGTACAAGATGTTGTCTGGTCAACGGCTGTACAACACGGCGCCGGAGGGGCAGCTACCATTGTAGGCAGAGTGCTAGCACGAACAGGACCTAATCCATCAAATGAAGCATTTATCAGGGGTGTATATGCTGAGCGAGCAGCCGGCAATGGAACCAAATATTTTGGTAGCAGTACCTCTAGCGTAAGAAGTGCGGTCGTTAACCGATTCGGAAATGAACGAAATGATGCATTAGCCAGATTGAGAGCAGGAGGCAACTAATGGCATTATTAAAACTTGTACCGCCACAATTTAGAACACAGTGGGAAGTATTCACTGTGAGTAACGATTTCTATACAAAATTTCTACTACCAGTCAATGTCATTACAATCACACAAGAAATGGTTGATGTGATAATTGGATTTAAAACATTTAGTCCTGTTCGTTATGAAACAGAAGACGGAGAATTTGAGATTGGTTATGGCATAGGTGATCCTGATGATGAGCAAGGATATACTGAAGAACAAGCGTATGCTGAATGGTTAGGCTATGTGCGAAATCAACAGCGAATTGTCAAAGCACAAATTCCAATTGATAAAATTCCAAATAGCGTATTTGATGCGCTTATGAGCCTCTATCTTGATACAGGAACCTGGCGTACATTACAGGCCGCCGAAGGCACGTATGACGTGGCTGATGCTGTTCGTAATGGTAACTGGTTGCTGGTCGCAGACATCCTTATGCGAGGTAATGTTAATCCTCTCTTGCGCAAGAGAGAAGCCGCTGCATTGCGTCTAGGCAGTTACTCAGTGCGCAAGACCAGACGCCAACAACGTATTCAGGGTATTCAGACTCTGAGAACACGTTACATCAGCGGTTTGCGTACTGAATTTGAACGCAGACAGGCAGAGTTTGCATATTACCGTCAACTAAACGGTACATTTTTGCCTGGTATGAGCCAGCTTAGACAGCGTAGAGTGGTAAGATTTGCTAGAACGTAATCTGGGCACTTTTCACAGCCATAAATACCGGTATGGCAAAATTCATTGGATTCTCTTCAATTGGTAGACGCACAGGCACTCAAGTCCTTGAGGACAAAGAGCTAGCTAAAGTTGACCTATTGAACAATTTTTACACTCGTCGCGGAGAGCGTCTGGGCGAACCAGAGTTCGGCAGCATTCTTCCACTATTGGTGTTTGAACCCTTTGATCAGCGTGTGATCGACCTAGCAGATGAAGATGTACGACGCATCGTTAATCTTGATCCACGTTGGAAGCTAATCGACTATCGTTTGACTACCGCTGAGCAGGCTATTCTTATTGCAGTACAATTGGAGTATCTGCCTGACACAAGCGAAGAAGAACTGTTTTTGAAGTACACCCAGACAGAAGAGATTTAACACATGGCCCAGTCATTACGTCAACGTAACCTGTTTGCAGCTGAAGATTACCGATTGGTATATGATAGCTTTAAGCAAGCAAACTTCCAAGCATACGACTACGACACGATTCGTGGTGCACTAACTGATTATATCAGACAGCAATATCCAGAGAACTTCAACGACTGGATCCAGTCAAGCGAATTCGTTGCGCTGATCGAAACCCTCGCGTTTCTCGCGCATAGCCTTGCATTCCGAATCGACCAGGCTGGACGTGAAAACTTCCTCAGCACCGCAGAACGACGTGCCAGCGTTCTACGTATTGCTGATTTCATTGGCTACACACCAACACGCCATCGACCAGCCCGTGGTGAGATAAAAGTTATCAGTGTTAAAACAACGCAAGATGTTTTCAGCATTGATGGTACTAACCTCAAAAACAACACAATTGATTTTGAAACGTCATATCAAAACTATCTATTGATTATGAACGAATTGTTCAACGTTAACAACAAATTTGGACGACCAACCGATAGCACTCGTATTGGTAATGTAAAGCATGACATTTACTCAACCAATATTACAGAAGAGCGCGACGTCGTATTCAGTTTCAATGGTCAGGTTAATGGTGCCCGTCAACAATTTGAAGTGCATGGACTAGAAATTGATGATGCTTCAAATTCTTTGCGTGAAAGCGAACCAAACCCATTTGGAAAATTCGACATTGTGTACAAAAATGATGGACAAGGTCTTAGCAGTAACAACACTGGATTCTTCGTAGGCTTCAAGCAGGGTAACTTACAATTCAATGATGTCAATGCCGACCGTGCAGTCAGTAACCTCATTCTAGACCTCAATGCACAGAACGTCAACAATGACGACGTTTGGGTACAAGAGATTGATCAGAATGGCGAGCCTCTTGACACATGGCAACGTGTTGATTCCAGCTTCGGTGCCAACATGATCTTTAACAGTGTGCGCCAAGATGTGCGCAAGCTATACACAGTCAAAACTGTGGATAATGACAATGTTAATATCCAATTTGGTGATGGTGTATTCAGTGAAATTCCACGTGGCACCTTGCGTGTCTGGTATCGCACAGGTGTTAATCAAACTTATACACTTGCACCAGAAGATCTTAGCCTGGTATCATTCAGCTTTCGTTATCTGGCATCAGACGGCAACACCTACAATGCAACATTCAACTGTGAATTGCAAGAGCCGGTCAATAATGCAGCGGCACAAGAGAGTGTAACCAGCATCAAGAACAACGCTGGGCGTGTCTTTGCTGCACAGGATCGCATGGTCACAGCTGACGACTACTCAGCATACCCACTTACTGTAAGTGAGAATGTACAAAAGATCAAGGCAATTAACCGAACCTATACTGGACATAGTCGTTATATCAAGCCGCGTGATCCAACAGCAACATACCAGAACGCTGATATGATTGCTGATGATGGCTACATTTACAGACAAGGTATCACATATCGCTCCAAGCTTGATTTGCCAAGCGATCAGACACCAGAACAAATCTACAATCGCTTCCTTGATGATTTGCCATCTAACCCAGAGATCATTAACTTGTTCTATGACAAATATGATGTAACTAGAATTCCATTCCAAGATGAAACTGGTGAAGAAAACTTTGAATGGCAACAAATTACAACTGGATACCGTGGATCAAGTGGATATTTCACACGCGGCGATGGTGCGATTGAAAAGGTCGGAACAGCAACACTGAGTGATCTTAACATAGTTCGTGAAGGATCCATTGTTGAATTTGTGGAAACGCCATATATTCAAGGTGCTCTTGGGTTCTTGGGAGAAGAATTGCGCATCACCAATCCTGGTACAGGATACACCAGCGCACCAGATGTTGAAATTCGCGGCACCGGCACAGGTGCTACCGCTGTTGCAAACATTCAAAATGGACAGGTTGTTCAGGTTGTTCTCACCAATCCTGGGCAAGGATATCTCAACCCGGTTACTGTTGCGTTTGTTGGTGGCGGAGGTGAAGGTGCAGAGGTGGCAGTAAATGCTGTAAGCCCTGCTAAGACCTGGGCGCGCGTTGTTGACGTAGTAAGTGACGGGCAAGGCGTTCTTGATGACAACGGGATCCCAACAGGTTTGACATCACGTGGCAAAGGTGCAATTGTACTCAACAAGAGCATTCCAAACACTGCGCGAGTGTCAAGAGTATTTCCAGCGTTCCGTACTACATTTGATGTAGAACTTCAGCAAGATATCATCACAGAAATTCAAAATCTTAGCAGCTTTGGTCTGCGTTATGATGCTAACTTGAATCGTTGGTTCCTGATACGACCAGGAGACCTTGGTCCAGCAAGTCAGAATCAACCCGACAATTTCAGTTTGCAGTTTGCTGGTGATCGAACCAATAACAATCTAGATAACAGCTGGCTAATACGTGCTGACTATTCAGCAGACAGTTGGACGTTTACATCACGCCGTACTCGTATTGTGTTTGGCAGCGACGAAAAGATTCGCTTCCATAATCAGAACGGACGCCGTCGATTCAATGTTGAAACCAATAAGCCTGACAGAGATCGTATTATTGTATCAAAAATCAACACACAGCCTAACGGTAACTTTTACCCATTGGGAGTTGATATGCCATTCTTTGTGCATCGTTATTATACAGAATCCGACGGTTATACTGACGACCGTAAGGTAATTGTGACACTGGCTGACATTGACAATGACAACTATCCTGACAACCCACTAGCATTCAAAGAACTGGTAGGAACTGACAACATCGAGATTGGTCCAGTAATTGAAGATGGTTTTGAGTATACAGTAAGAGTGGATCAGGGTGACGAAGCTAATGGACGGGGCAACCTGAGCTTTATCTGGCGACGTATCTCAACCAGCGAGTATCGTATTGATCCTAGCCTTAGCAATATTATTGATATCTACGTTCTTAACCAGAATTACGACACTAAATATCGACAGTGGTTGGCTGATGATCGTATTGAAGCGAACAGACCAGAAGCACCTACAGAGATTGAACTTGAGAAACAGTTTACCAGACTTGATAGCAAGAAGATGGTAAGCGACTCAATCGTATATCGTGCTGCTGATTACAAAACGCTATTTGGTGAATTGGCTGACATAGAATTGCAAGGTAAGTTCAAGATCGTGAAAGTTTCTGGCACTACATTGACCAATAACGAAATCAAATCACGAGTTCTTACTGCAATCAGAGAATTCTTCAATATTGAAAACTGGGACTTTGGTGAAACATTCTACTT